TTTGCATCTTTGCATTGCTTTATATGTTGTGCATCGTATGGGGTATAATCGCACCACCATCGAATGGGGTAGGGTAATACCACACTAATATGCTAATACTCAAGCTATATGAGTAGTAAAACACAACAAAAACAAACACTTAGTACTACATTTCTGCATAGTTTTGTACAACTTAAAGTTATTGCTGCTCTACTTCTAGTATAATCTCTAATGAAATCAATGACTTAACCTTTTAGCTATGGGGTGGGGCAGGGGCCACGGGTGGGGTGTACGTTATACGTATATGTACAAATACACACACGGGGTTTTTCGTTCTCGTATACCAACAGCAACACATTAACAGATTAACAAACCCAGTATTAACAAATTAACAAGCTAGGGGGTACGGACCACTGGAGCAGGTACCCTACAGTTTTAGTAACATTGTGTTACAGATTGTTACAGTATGATCACTTTTTTGTGTAACACACACATTTCTTACTTGACATACGCTTGACAATCAGCATAACTATGGGGGTAGGGGGCTAAGTTAAACTCTTAAGTAATAACTCTATAAAGTAGTTACACATAAGAAGTAAATATAAAAGATAGTTATTACATAAAAGTTATTACTTAGTGTAGTAAATATGATAGTGGACATAGGTCATTTAACTCTAATGTAATAACTATACATGCAATAATAAGAATATTTGTACTTGACTAAGTTATTACTCTTATGTTAGACTATACATAGTCACAAATCATAAAAGCAATAATACTATTGTGACTACGTGCTGCGAGTAACTACACATATGTTGTAACTGTGTGTCTCCTCTCCTCCCTCTCTGTAACAATTACAATGTAACAACGTTACTTGCGGCACGTACTTTATTGCTGTATTAAACTTTTCCCTTGACAATGAAACATAAACCTGTACAACTATATGCAAGTGAAGATGTCTTAACAGATTTCTACAATGCATTAGCTAACAATGACTCCCGTGCTATGCAGAAAGTACACATACCAAAGTCGGATGTGTTCTACGTAAGAGAAGCTATAGAAGCACGTACTGGTGTGCGATACACGTTAGATCATGTAGAGAGAGCTATGTACTTAGAGGGACACCTCAGTAGGCATGAAGTGTTAGACCCTGACAGAGTACGACAAGGAATAGACTAAGATGGCAACGACTAAAGATGTAGAGCGTTTACCTAGCGGAAAGCTTAAGTACCGTGGTGAGACTTACCCAGGTTATAACAAACCTAAGCGTACACCAGGTGCAGCTAAGAAGTCTGCTGTGTTAGCCAAGAAGGGTAACGAAGTAAAGGTTGTACGCTTTGGTGACCCTGACATGTCTATTAAGAAAGATCAACCAGGACGCAGAGCTAGCTTCAGAGCTAGACATAATTGTGATACAGCAACGGATAAGTTCACTGCTCGTTACTGGTCATGTAAGGCTTGGTAAGTTATGTGGATAGGAATACTACTTGTTTGTTTTGACCCTATGGCACTCTCGTGTAAGATCATAGCTAAGCCTGAAGCGTTTTATACTGAGCAAGCTTGTTTAGAAGAAGCAGAACAAATAGCTACCAATATAAGAGCAGGGGGTGCTTATGCTACACCTCACTGTCACAAAGTAGAAGGTGGTAACGCATAATGCCTGTACAAAAAGTAAAAGGTGGTTATCGCTGGGGTAAGACTGGTAAAGTCTACAAGACTAAAGCTGCTGCTGAAAGACAGGGTAGAGCTATACATGCTAGCGGTTATAGCAAGGGTGGATCAACAGTAAATGCTGCAGGTAACTACACGAAGCCTACCATGCGTAAGAACTTGTTTAACCAGATCAAAGCAGGTGGTAAAGGTGGATCGCCTGGTCAGTGGTCAGCACGTAAAGCGCAGATGCTTGCCAAACAATACAAAGCTAAAGGTGGAGGCTACAAGTCATAATGAAAGCACCACAGAAAAGTTTAAAGAATTGGACTAAACAGAACTGGCGTACTAAGAGTGGGAAACCTTCTACGCAAGGCTCTAATGCTACTGGTGAACGGTACTTACCTGCTAAGGCTATTAAGTCTCTTAGCAGCGCTGAGTATGCCGCTACAAGTAGAGCAAAACGACAAGGCACTAAGGCAGGTAAGCAGCATGTGGCTCAACCTAAGAAAGTTGCAAACAAGGTAAGGAAATTTAGAACATGAATATGAAGTTTAAACCGTGTAAAGGGTGTCCTACCCCAGCGCAGTGTACTGCAGCAGGTAAGTGTGCTAAGAAGTCATCTGGTATGTCTTACGGTGGTATGGCTAAGAAGAAGGGTTACTACAAAGGCGGTTACTGTGGTGCATCTAACCCAGCAGAACGTCCAATGAAGAAGAGTAGCTAATGGGTAACAAGTTCTATCATAAGTATCAGGATGCTTTAGAAGCTAAAGGTTATCGTGTAGACGAGCATGGTTACGTGTGGGATGAACGTGGTAACCAAGCTGCAGGTGAAGACAACTACGGTAACGTACAAAGTAAAGACCCTAATGTAACAGCTATCTGTCAAGAAGCTGAGATGGCTATGACTGCAACACCTAAGCCACGTACTAAGAAAGCTACAAAGAAGCAGGAGCCTGAATATGTTGAGACTTTGGAGATGGTACGAGCACGTGACGAGAATGGACACTTCATCGCTGATGATCCCTCTACACCTGATGTAAATGAAGCTTGGGTAGTTAAAACAGTTAAGAAAGCTGTGAAGAAGAAATGACTCAGTATAGCATTGGCAAGCCAGCACGTAGGAAGTCTGTCTATGGTCACAATGAAACCACAGCAGTAGAAGACGTGTATGTTTGCCCTGCTAACTGTACAGCAGAAGTTACATATATTCTTGTAGCTAATGGTGGTGGTAGCACTAATGATGTCACTATTCAGTGGTACATAGCAGCAGATGCTTATACGTCACACTTCCTGAACGATAAGAGTTTAGCTGGTAATGGCTATCACGAGTTCTCTACGATTGACCTTGTGTTACAACCTGGTGATAAGATTCAGGTAGTACCTAATGCAGCAGGACACATTGATAGCATTGTCACTGTAACAGAAACGTTTGTGCCTATCGGTTAACGCATAACGGGTATTCCAATAAAGTAATAGTAAAGGCCCACGATTTAAGTAAAACTATGTGAGTTCAACTAACTAAAGGAGAATGAACATGGAACTAGTTATTTCTGAATCACGTATGTGGGCCACTAATTTTAAGGCATGGTTAGTAAAAGTATTTAACGCTTTTATTGAAGCACGTCAAAAAGAAGCAAATCGTCGTATTGCTATGATGCAACTTAGCGCAATGACAGACCGTGAGCTTAACGACATCGGTATCGGACGTGGAGATATCCGTAGAGTTGTAAACGAAGAGTAGTAGTCCTTAAGCATAGAGGAGAGGCTTGTGGACCCAGTTACGATAATTAGCGGGGCCACTGTCGCCTTTAACGCCCTGAAGAAAGGCTTTGCTATAGGCAAGGACTTACAGGACATGGGTAGCCAGCTAAACAAGTGGGCTGGTCACATGGCTGACTTAGGGCAAGCTGAGAAGCAGGTTAAGAATCCTCCTTGGTGGAAGTCTATTGGTGGCTCTATAGAGGCCGAAAGTTTGGAAGTTTTTGCAGCTAAGCGTAAGGCAGAGTCCATGCGCAAAGAGTTGAAGGACTATATAAGTTTCACGATGGGGCCATCCGCATGGGATGAACTAGTGGCTATAGAAGCCAAGATACGTAAACAGAAGAAGGAACATGAGTACCGTAAAGCTGAACTACAAGAAGCTATTATAACTTGGACTATATCAGGTTTAATTCTACTTATGGGTTTCGGTGCTTTAGGTTTCACATTATATATGGTGAGCTAATGGCTAGACAACTAACAGAGAACCAACAAAAGTTTTTAGATGTACTGTTTGATGAAGCAGGGGGTGACGTTGTTGCCGCTAAGAAACTTGCTGGGTATAGTGAAACATCTAGCACTGGTGCCATCGTAGAAAGCTTAAAAGATGAGATCGCAGATAAGACACGTACTTACTTTGCTCGTACTGCGCCCAAGGCTGCTATGGCTATGGTTGGTGCTTTATCTGACCCTACTGAACTAGGTATCCGTGATAAGATGGCAGCAGCTAAAGACTTGCTTGATCGTGCAGGTTTAGGTAAAGTAGATAAGATTGACGTAGGGTCAAGCAGTGGTGGGGTGTTTATCCTGCCAGCCAAGGAAGGTAAGAACGAGTAAGTATGAACCGTGAATCTTTGGGGTATTGGGAGTTACCCAAGCCACACAAAGGTGAAGAGAGACAGTGGCATGTAATAGCGAGAACAACACGCACCGTGCCTTTCGGATACAGAGTACACCCTGATAACGATAAACTATTAGAACCCATACCAGATGAACTAGAAGCATTAGAGCTTGCAAAGAG